CATCTTTAATTTTTGGGAAATTCTCAACGAACCATTTTTTTAAGCTTTCAAATATAGGTTTAACATAAGTAGTTATAAAATCGCTAACCTCTTTAAGAACTTTTTGAACAATTACACCCATATCGTAAAATGATTTCCATATTGTACCGGTCAATGCTTTTGGGTCCCCATCACCTTTAAATCCATCAACTACAAATTGCCACGCTAGCTTAATATTATTAAACATATCGGTCACAAACTTACTTATAGCTGGCATATTAGGAGCAATCCAATTATAAATGCTTGTAAAGGCTGGCATAAGTGTGTGTGTTATAAAATTTCCTACCGCATCAATAGCCGTTTTTGATATGTCCATTGCATTACCAATAAATGCTTGGATTTGTGGCATTTTATCAATCACCCATGTCAAAAAACCACTAAGTATAGGTAATAATTTACCACCGATAGCCTCACTTACTTCTCCAAACTGATTTTTTAATATTACAAGTTTACCGGCGAACGTAGTTCCTGCTGCTTTTGCACTATTCCCAAACTCGGTTTCTAATTCTTTAAGAATAACTTTTTGTGCGCCAGCTACATCACCATGTTTAATCATAGCAGCTATTGAATCTTTTTGAGCCTTGGTGAATGTTACGCCAACTCTACTTAATGCCGTAATACCTTTAATTGGATCATTTAAAGCCTTACCTAGTTGTATTGCACTACCTTTTGCATCTGTTCCAAGTGCGGTTGCCATATTTAGCATTGTTTCTGTAGCCATAGGAAAGACGTCTTTACCTATTTTTGTAAAGGTTAAAAGAAGATTTTGACCACTTAATATCTCATCATCTGAAAACTTGGTGAGTTTTTGTAATCCACTAGCTATATCTTGTACACCTTTTGCAGTCATACCACTGGCACCTTTTGTGCTTGCTAAAACTGCATTTAATTGTGATACTCCAGCTTCTGCTTCTGCTGCATCATCTATAAAACCTTTAATTCCCATTCCTACACCTAATATAGTACCAACCTTTAACAATGTACTTCCTAATCCTTTAAATGCATTTCCCATGCTATTACTCGTAGCCTTACCTTTTTTATCTATCTTATCAAGTTTGCTTTCGATACCATCATCTTTTAAAAGAATTGAACCGAATATCTCAAAAATTTGGATTTTAATTACCTCCCTTCTGTTTTGACTGACTTTCCTGGTCTGCTTTTTTTATTGCTTCAGCCTCTTCAATAATTTTCTTAATATCAAGTTTGCTGTTATTTTCATTTTTAGGTTTAAAAACTTTATTTTTATAATCTGGAAAACTCATAAAGTTTATAGGTTGTCCATCATTCATTCTTCTATAATCCTGAAGCCACTGAGTCCATAATCTATCTACTGCATTTTCTTCTTTGGCTTTTATATACATCTTTATAACTACATCAAAATCAAATGACATTAAAAATTGCATATCTGAGTATCTATGCATCAAAGTATCTAAAAGATCATCTTCTTCTACTTCAATGCCAACTTGAAAAAACTTTTCAATGTCTCGTCTTCAAATATTGCTTTCATTGCATCCATAAATATTACTGGATCTAATAATTCTTTTTCTGCCTTTTCTGATATTGCACTTACAAATTTATAAACCTCTTTTTCAGCGTTTCCAATATTTTCAACAAAAATCATAATCGCTTCTATTTGCATCTCATTTATTGCAGTTTCTTTTATCTTTTCAAATTTATCTGCTCTTTCTTCTTCGGTCATTTTACCTTCAGGCATTTGTATATTAGTTGCATCTTTAGCTAACTTTTTAAGTTCCTCTCTAATCCCCATTTTTTTAATTATTCTTATAAATATAAAGAAATCTGGTGTTGTTAATTTTCTCATTTTTAATAATACCTCCAATATTTTTATAAAAGAAAAGACATCCTGTTAAGGATGCCTAGTTGTTTGTAACTTTAAGTGCAGTAAACGTAGCTAGAGCAATACCACTTAATGATTTAACATCAAGTGCATCTGCAACAGGCTTGATATATTCCACTGTAACAATTTGACCTGAAGTAGCAGGAGTAGTAAGAGTTAATTCTATTGTATTTAAATTATTCACTCCTCTTACACTTGTTGTAACTACATCAGCTACGCTGTTAACTTTAACTACAAAACCATCTTTAGGTACTGTTACCCCAACAATACCTGACAATGTTAATAATACCTTAGCATTAGCAATTATGGGTGTACCAATAACATAGAAAGGCACGCTATTTTTTGCTTTAGGGTATCTAACTTCATAAGGTAATATGTTAGGTGTCATAGGGTCTTGAAAAGCACTAAAAGTAATAGGTAAAACATTATCTTTATCATCTTCCGTTTTAAACTTCAACCCATCAGTATTTAAAACATTCTTAAGGATTACTATAACTGGCTTCAATGATCCACTTATTTTACCTACTAGTGCTATATTATCTAAATAATCTGTATCAGCTATATAGGTTTTGCCTGTTATAATATCATAGTCAACGTTAGTTGCACTATCTACCTCGCCTAATAAAGCCATTTTAAGTATGTCAGTAGTTACTTCTAGCATATTTGTTTTCATAGTTATTTCTGTATCTGTAATAAATCTTAAGCCTTTTGAAACTCCTTTTACTCCATCCACTTTTACATCTCTTGTTTTTACAGTAACTGAAAATTCATTCCCTCCAGCAGTTGCCCCTATTAAAACCTCTTTGCCTACTATCCCATAATTTTTATATAATGCACCACTATCCAAAAGTAAATTCAAAGGTGTTAAAGCACTATAACCTATTACGTTTTCACTATTTTCTGGCATCTTATTACCTCCTTGTTATTTGTTTTTAATTAAATTTATAAACTTTAACTGTATATCTCAATTCTCGTCTTTGTATTCCTATCATTTCATCAGGCAATTCTAACCTATAAGGTGTATTTCTATTAATAGATGCTTGCATTGCATCATCTATATAATGAAACCTATTTAAAGCCTTGTGAATAGCATCTGTAATAGCTTCAATATTCCTTATATCTGTATCTTTATCGTCCCAAATATTAACCGATAACAAATTTGTATCTGAAAAACTATTATTAGGTAATATGTTTGGGAATTTAATTGTACAGTAAGGGTAACTTTTTGTTTCTGTTGTAGGATAATGTCCTACAAAACATGGACATAGAGGTTCAATTATTCCACTTAATAAACCATATAATTTTAACATTTAAGCACCACCTAACTTACTGCGATAAAGAGATTCGGCCACATTTATTATTTTAGGTATCGAGTTCATTGCTCCAGGCTCTAAAAATGGCTGTGCTGTTTGCTTGCTGGTTCCTTTTTCAACCATAATTCCATATGGAGCATCTGGAGTAACTCCAATATAAATTCCTTTATTAGCTTCCATCACTTCACTAACAATACTTTTTTTTAAATTACCTGTTAAAACTGGTGTTAAACTTTGTGCTTCAGCTACGCAAAGGACCCCAACCTTTTCACAAAATTCTTTTTTATTAGCGTTTAAAACTCTTTTAACATCGTTCACATAGCTTTTATATGCCATTAAAACACTCCTTTCGGGTATAAGAAAAACACCCATTATATAACGAGTGTTATAAGATATTAGCGTATACGCCTTGACAATTTACAATTCTAAGCATTGTTTTAATGCTAGTATCATATTCTTTTTGTAATTGTTTTTGGGTGTAACTCCCTGTTGCGTATTTGTTCCTAATTTCTTCTGCTTCTTCTTTGCTAAATCTTCTATTTGCATCTGATAATTTTTTTCTAGTCGTTTCTTTTATAACCCTGTTCTTAGTCGCTATACCTATTTTGCGTTTTACTTCTTCTGTAAGGTGTAGCCCTGTTTTTATCATTCTTATTTTGTTTTTAGTTTCTTTTGAAGGGAAGAAACCTTTTGTAGTTCCACCGCCATAACAAAGATTATAATATTCATTGCTTTCTACTGCGTTATGGTTTTTGATAAACTCAACTTCTAAATCGTCTAATTCTTTTATAGAATAACCTATCGCAACTATTTCTCTAACAAAGCTTTTTCTGCCATATTTTTTAATTGCCTTCTTGAATGTGGTCCCACTACCTAAATAATTTAGCCAACCATCCCTATACATCTTTTGTCCTATATATCTTTTCCTATTAACTATATTAGTTGTTATATAAATAAACCCATAAGGTTTTACTTCTTCCAAATTCATCATCCCCTTACATATATTATACTACGTATAGACGTGCACGTCAATGGTTATTTACATATATACGTACATATGATATACTATATTAAAGAGGTGATACTATGAGAAAGAAATTTACAACTAGTTTAGACGAAAAAGTTATAAAACAATTAAAGATTCAAGCGGTTATAGAAAACACAGACGCTAGTAAAATTATCGAAAAATTATTAATAGAGTATTTAGAGTCTACTGAAAAGTAGGCTTTTTAAATTCCTAGGCAAGCAAGTTCTAGGTAATCCCAGTTTATTATTGTTTTAACTTCATATTTCTCTACAACTAGCTGAGGATTTGTATAATAGAGCACGGTTCCTATCTTTATATTTGCATCAAATTCCATGAATATCCTCTTTGTACACTCAATATCATAACCATAATTCTTTAACAATAATGCTCGGCTATAAGGTTGCACGTCACACATAATATCTTTTACCCATGACAATACACCTGGAATAAATATTCCATCAACCTTAGTGCCAGGTGCCTTATTATATATACCTACTTTATAAACATCAAACATATTATAATCACCCCATTAATTTGACCATTGGAAGTGGCAATAAACCTTTAATATCATCAGACATTAAAAAAGTTGATGCCTTATAGGTTTTACTCCTTGATCCTTGGCTTTCACTTTGTATATTTTCTTTACCCTTAGAGCTATAGGTGTTGTAAACAAGTGCTATTATAGCATCATCAAAATTAACTTCTATATATGCGCTATCATATTTGTTATTAAGATAATTTTTAATGAACGTAATGGCACGATTCTTATAAATAATTAATGTTGAGTCCGAATATGCATCAATATTAGGCAAAAGTATATGCAAATCTTCAAGAATCATATTTATTCACCTTCTTCAGTTGAGTCATTTTCTTCCTTTTCAAATACTACCTTTTTAACTAAATTTAAAGCTTCCAATCCTTTAATCTCAGATGCTAGTATATACATTTTTTCTCCAATAGAGTGAATCTCTTCACCATATTTTATGTTAGCAAGCACTTTAACTTTTACCTTTTTAGGTACTTTGATTTCATCTTTTACAAGATCCACTTCTGGTAATTCATCTTTTTTAACATCTTTTTTATCATTCATTAAAATCACTCATCCTTTCTATATAAAAATAAGAGGGTATAACCCCTCTTTGATCTAGTTTTTACTATTAATTAACTGTTGCTATAAATAAATTGTCTATACTCTCAAACGATGGTAATGTGATAGCAGAAACCTTTGTAATTACATTAACTGGATCCACCTCTTTAGAAGTAGTTATTGCAACTCCTAGATTAACTATAGTTACATCTGCATTAGCTCCAGCCATAAGATCACTTTCTTCTGGAGTAGTACCAAAGTAAGTATTTCCTAAATTACCATCAGGTAATAACGAGAAAACATCATCTGGGAAGAATAAAGTTGCTGCTCCATCATAATTTTTAAACATTTTGCTATAAACTGCTACAACCAAGCCAAGTTTAGCCTGTATATATTGTTTCATCATTGCATCAGTCATAATAACATTTAATCCACCGGTAGGATTAAGGTCGAGTTTAATGGAGTTGTTCATAAGTAAGTAATTCCAAGTCTTTCTAGTGCAAACTGCCTTTGTTGGTCTACTTCCTGTATCTCCCTCCACTTTGTCCTGCCATCTTTGAATATCCTGTATAGGTGTAGCAGTAGTTAGAGCTGACCACTTAGCAGTAGTAAGTAAAGCCTCTTTGTGAGCTGCAAGGAATTTATAATCATAATCGTAATTTATACGATTAGCAATTATAGAAATTTTTCCGCTTGAAAGTAATTGCATTCTCATTCTTTCAGCAGCAACTTCGGCGCCAGTTACTAAGTTTGCTACATCATCATAAATTGAGGTTATTAAAGGCTCTACTAAAGCGTAATTAGCTGAAGCATATACTTTGTTTAATTCCTGTCTTTCTTTTTCTCCAATTCTCATTGATTCTTTGAAAAAAG